CCATGTACGTAGGAACTCATACAGTTCTTCTTCTCCTACAAATGCTACACGATAGTCACGCTTTGCGAACCATTCGCTTAGATTGTTTGGATCATCAGCCCAAGCACATTTACCAATGTTATTGATGTACTGCTTCTTGGTGCCATCTTTGTTCTCACGCTCTTTGTCTTCCAGGAAGAAGGTCACCTTGAACTTATCTTTCTTCTTAGCTTCTTCAAGCCAGATGTCTATACGCAAGAACGTATTACCATCTCTGCTTGTGCCCAAATACTCAGTAACCTTACTTTCTTCTGGTAAGTCAATATCCAACACATCTTTGAATTCTTCAGCTGTTGGATTGATTGCAATTACACGAGCTTCAAACAAACCTACTTTCTTACTAACTTCAGGTTGTTGTTGTTGTCTTTCTCTTTTGTCTCCTTGAATCATTGTACTTTGTTTTTATTTGTGATTTAATTATAATACGCTTTTACTGTATCCACTACTAATTGTAGATTATTAGGAATTTTGATATCTATAAACATACCATCAGGACTCTTTGCAGGCATTTTCTTATACCTGTTAGTGATTAAATGATAGCTAGCAGTACCATCTTTGTTTTCTTCAACATAAGTGTATAGACAAACAGTCATTAGTCCTTCTAATAACACTTGATTGTCAATCAACTTACCAGCAGTTTTAATCTTATATCCTACAATATCACCACCATCTTCAATAGTTTCAGGATGTGTAAGATAGAATACTGTGATGTCATCACGGAGCTTACGAGCTTCTCTAAACATGTCCACCATTTCTTTAGCCATCAAGCTAAACTTGGTGTAGCCCACTTCTGTAGCCTTTGCTACAATGTTAAATCCCATGATGTAATTACTGTCCTCAATAACAATGTTCTTGATGTGAGGAGCATCATCTGAGAGTTTACGCAACCTTTGTGTAATTGTTGGTGCGTCATCAATCTCAGCGTAATTCTTGTTTTCTCTGTTGTACAGTTTCTCTGAGCCTTTGAATGGTAATTCCTTTTTAGCTACGTTAATAATGTACGTTTCTTTTGGGTCTAGATGTTTGATAGAGGTAGACTTACCTGTACCAGTTTGACCCACAATTCCAATGAGCTTACTTGCCATGTGCTTTAATTGTTTTTTGTGATTTAATAGCTATAAAATTACAAAATTCTTATCAATTAAACAAATTTTATTTTGCTTTTATCAAAGAATTCTAGTGCTTTATTTAGCCATTTTGCTTCCACTTCCTCATCAGAAGAAATGATGTATATTTGGGCTTTCTTATCTGGATTGTTATATTCCATAGCCATACATCTATTGATCTTCTGAGCAAGATTCTCTGCATTACTATCGAAGTAGTTGATAATCACACGATTGAGTGGTTTGTATGTAACACCAGTGTTACCAATCTTTACTACAGCCATGTGATTACCCTTACCTGAAGCAAAGTCTTCAAACACTTGCTTCTCTTCCTTCTTGCTATGATAGGAAGGAATGCCTAAACTATCAGCTATTTTAGTTATACCACAGAAAACTAGAATCCGCTCGTCTTTATGCTTTTGTATTAGACGTTTGGTCATCTCGAGCTTAGCCACACTGTTTTGGATGATACGCATCCTTGCGAGCCTGAGAAACATGGTGGGTTTATCTTGTCTTTCTAGATTACCAATCACCCAACCATATGCATCAAACTGGGCTTTTTCAGTGCGCCATTTACCCTTATAGTTATGCTTTTGTTTATCATCTAGAGGAACTCTTACCACCGTGATTTCATAATCCACTATTACACCCTCCTCAATAGCTTGTTCTATTGTGTATGTTGCCACTACACATAGACTAAGCTCATCACAGAGTGTACGTTCTGTCCAATTAGATAGTGTACCTGTAAGTCCTAAGATGTGCTCATTGTTATCAATAAGCACCTTAGATGCCTCAATCTGGGCTTCAGACAGTAAGTGTATCTCATCTATTACCACCAGATCAAATTCAACATCCTGATGCTTATGTAAGGACAGATGTGTAGTGTATGTAACATTACTTCCATCATACCCCATAGCTTCAAAGTCTGCTATCCAAGAGTCTCTAATCTTGTTATCTGGATAGGCAATCAACACCTCTTTAGGCTTTAACTTCTTCATGATGTTGATAGTAGTCCTAATCTTACCAAACCTGGGACATAGATTCAGGATACCAAACTTACCAGCATTAATCCAGACATCAGCAAACTCTTTCTGTCTTTGATCTCTAAGTGTCATTTCTAATAATTGTTACTGACCAGAACAACCACTCGAAACTAAATACAGTGTATGGTTGGTCTAATTCAGTGTTTCGTAAAATTGTAATGGTTGGTAGCAACACCACCTGCCAAAACACATCCTTCTTACTAGGTGTTGTGCTAAATACTTTAATGTTCATGTTATTTATTTAAGAAAAAACTTTTGTTCAATACTGCTTCATAATCAGCATCTGTCATATCCATACGTTTAGGCAGCTCTTTGAACATACCCACTTGACCTAAGAACCCTAGGCCTATTCTTACATCATCTTCCCCATAGGAATTCTTGATAAGTCTCAAGCTTCTGAAATACTTAGCACCGAAGTTATCCTTAAGCCTTTCTAGGTCATAACCACTAGGGTCTGCCACTTTATAGCGTATAGGATCAAATAGTGCTAATACAACATCAGCATCGTTCTGTGTAGAACTTGATTCTGCAAAATCCTCCAGCTGAGGCTCTACATCACCACTCTTTATTCTTTGAATGTTGGAGATAGATCGATTGAACTGACTAACCACCACGGGTGTATATCCATAAAAGTCACGAGCATATCTGAGCTCATCTGACATCTTATCAATAGCCTCCTTCTTGGTAGGTTGATCTTTAGTAGTTTTCAATAAGCCTATGTGATCAATAATAACAATTGTCACCTCATTCTCATTATTAGGAATGTAGCGTTTATTAAACTCATCCACCTGTTCAATACGTCCGTTTTGCAAAGCATGCGCCTTTAACTCTTTGGCAATACCTATAGCATTCTCTGGACCATCAATAATAGTGATGACATCATTCATCTGATTCATGTAATCTTCATACATCAGAAATAAATCATGCTCATCACTGGTCATTTTCTCATTCCAACCTAATAGTTTGCTTACAGGCATAACCAATCCATGGTCCAAAAATATTCTCCTACTTACCCATTTGGCAAACTTATAGGTTCTAGAGCGCTCCATTGAACGATATATGATGCGTAGCTTCACTCCTGGAGTCTTCTGACTGATATACCAGTCAAAAGGGTTTAGAACAAATGCATCATCTATGAAGGATGTCTTACCAGAACCTGTTAGACCACCCACAAGAAAGTATATACCCTTACGGATACCAATATACTTGTTCAGCCTATTGAAACCCATAGGTATGCCATTATTACGTCCTGTGAGGCCTAGTTCAACCTCATGTCTTAGTAGTTCAAAACTCATATGTCTGTACCTCCTACAATTTTAGGTGCCTCATCAATCTTAGCACCCTCTTTGATTAATTCAATAAATGGCTCATAGCTACGCTGATTCAGATAGGTGAGAGAGTTCTGCATATAAGTGAGCTTGTTAGTGCCCAGCTTTACAGAGTTCTCTTTCTTCTGCTCAACATCAAACTTAAGCGCTGCAATTAGATCTGCTGCTGTATATTCTCCTTCCAGCAATATCTTGTCAAATTTCAACCTACACTCATCCTTATTCTGTCTAAGTCCTCTATTTCCTGAGAACTTCTTTCCATTGTGTGTGAAGGTGTCTGTACCTGGATAAACTTTCCACCACTCTTCAAACTCTGTAGTGGCAGGTTTCTTCTTAACAATTTTTGTTGGTTCTTTTGTTTCAATAAACTGTAAGAGTTCTTTACCAAGGATAGTTATCTTCTCATCATTGTCAGATATTAATCCTTTCCTGATTAAAGTTTGATAGAGCGCAGCGATCTTCATGCTCCCTTCACAGAGAGGTTGAACATCTATCTGCTGCTCTATCAACTTTAGAAGATAAATAACGTCCAAGGAATAGCCCTTCTTTATGAGCTCTTCAAAATGATAGGGCGTTATCTTTAAGTTCATTTTAATTGTTTTGCAGCCTGTAAATATACGAAATATTCAGGCAAAATCCTAATAAAATCTAGCAACTTGCCCATCCATAAAACTCCCATTCTCCTTCTTGTTCATTTGCTGCTTTTTTATAAGTGATTCGTGCCACAACTGGGTTTGTTTTCTCTAGTTGTTTAACCATTGATATAGAGGTGGTTCGTTGTGTTCTTTCTGTATAATCACGAGCTTTGTTTACAGCTTCACTTTTGGTGTTATAATTGCCAATAGTTTCACCTCCACATTGCACAGCATATTTAAGAACCCATTTCTTAGTACCAGGAGTTACAACATGCTCCACTTGTGTCTTAATCTTGTTATTGTTAACCTTTGGTTCTCTGATGCATATACATTCAGCACCTTGGAACTTAGTGAGCTCGTCTAAGCGCTTCTCTATGAAGTTATACTTAGGAAGACCACTTGCCATATACTTTTTGGTGGCATCTGTAAATCCTCCTGTGGCGTTAATAGCACCACTGTATCCTTGTTGATGTCCATATTCATCATCAGCTGCTTCTACTGCTCTATCATATGCTTCTTGTGCAGATCTACCTCTGCTTCTTACTGTAAATACTTGTGATCCCATAAATTAAAATTTTGAGTCTGGATAATGTTCATCATCATACCAACATGTAGTTGTTGGATCATCTATATCATATTCTTCGTCTTTTGTTTCAGATACTCTGTTTATATCACGGACAAGAAGTATCCATACAGTTACTATAACTGCAATAAAAATGTAAATAAACATAATGGGTTAGTATTAAATGTACTTAAACCTGGTTTGTTTTTTTGGTCTTCCTCTGTAATGAGTTGGTCTATTTTTTTCTCTACTGCTTAACTCACTAGTTAAAGTACCGTAGGGAATATTGAAAAATTGAGAAGCTTCTTTAAGAGAGTCAAAAACTTTTCCAGTTTCTATGTGAAGAACTTTTTTGCAAAGAGTTTTAGATATTTTTTTCTTATGTTCTTCGGAAACTTTCCAACCTACTTTTTTTCTACCATCATACATCTTTTGTAACATTTCAGGAGTAAATCTTTTTTTAGCAGACTCTTTCATCTTTTGTTTAGTCTCTTCTGATTTGAACTCACAAACATCATCGATCTTTGGTAGAACTAAGTTTAATCCATTTTCTCCTAGAACATTGTACAATGTACCATACTCATATTCTTTTTTTCTCAACTCTTCTCTAGAACATATTTCTAATATCTCAAATACATGGTTATCCCAACCATATTTTAATATGCTTCTATACACTTTTATTTGACCTCTACAGTATCCTTTTTTATATCTTGACTTTCTTTGAGCAATGTTTATTGTACTGCCTACATAAACTTCTCCTTTTGGATTTGTAATCTTATAAACACCTATCATATTTGTTTTTTTAGACAACAAATATAAAACAAAGATTTGACATTTCCAAATTTAGTTTGCTAAAAGTTTTTAATCAGATATGCGAAGACCAAACTGGAGATTAAACCAGCTAAAAGTGTTCTCCGCTCGTTTTTTGTTGAATTTAAACACCTTACGAAGCAGAGGGATTGCATATGCTTTAAACAGCTCAAATTGTGTTGTAGTCATGGTCCACTGATGGTACCAATCTTCTAACTTACGAGCTTCTTCTGTTGTTTTGCCAATCATATTTAACTGA